GACTTAAACGAGGCGGTTTGTACTACGGCGGGGCTTGGACCCAAAGCAAGCAAAAATTTGCTAGACTGGTACAGTTCCAAATTCCTCCGCGAGTACAAATGGCTACCTTTTTCGTTTGAGTCTAGAGAAGTTACTTCTGTTATTAGTCCGAAGGGTATAATCTGTATCAGTGGCAAACTGAAATCCTTCAAAACAAAAGCAGAAGCTGAAAAAGCTCTCACTAGCAGGGGTTATATTGTAAAGTCTTCAGTGACTAAAGAAGTAACTCATCTTGTTAATGAAAGCGGTCTGGAGAGTTCCAAGACTAAAAAGGCTAGAGAAAGTGGAATCTCTATTATCGAAAATCTAAATCAATTTATAGGAAATTAATTTTATGGCAATTCCAAAGTGGACTGACGAGCGCACCGCCGCTCTCACAGATTTCGTAGGCAATGAGTCTCCGATTTCATACGCAACTGTTGTTGACGCTGCTGACCAGCTCGAAACTTCTCCGCGTTCTGTAGCTTCTAAGCTACGCAAAATGGGTCACGAAGTAGAATCTTCTGCTTCTGTAACTACTCGTGCTTTCACTGAAGCACAAGAAAACACTCTTCGTAGCTTTGTAACTGACAATGCTGGCCAATATACTTATGGTCAAATTGCAGAAGCTTTCGAAGATGGTGAGTTTTCTTCAAAGCAAATCCAAGGCAAGTTGCTTTCTATGCAGCTGACTGAGCATGTCAAGCCTACTCCGAAGGTAGAAGCTGTTCGCACTTTCTCTCCTGAAGAAGAAGCTGAATTCGTTAAGCATGCAACTGCTGGCGCTTTCTTGGAAGATATTGCAGAGGCTCTTGGCCGTTCTGTAAATCAAATTCGTGGCAAGGCTTTGAGCCTGTTACGTCAAGGTTCTATCGATGCAATCCCTGCACAGAAGGAAAGCAAAGCTAGTGCTAAAGTTGACCCTCTCGAAGGTGTTGATGTTGCAGCAATGACTGTAGAAGAAATTGCAGAGCAGATCGGTAAAACTGCTCGGGGTGTTAAGACTATGTTGACTCGACGTGGTTTAACTGCCTCTAACTATGATGGCGCGGCCAAAGCAGCAAAAGCTGCGGGCTAACCCTTAGTTCCCCCTGGCTGGGGCGGGGCTTCGGCTCCGCTCTGGCTTTTTATCGCATAAATATTATTTCGGAGATGATAAGTGAATCTGGCAAGTATCCTACTCAAGACTATTATCGCGCAATGCGATATGGATACTTGGGCCAACTGTCAGAAACATTACTTACCGACTGAATATTCCTCCATCTGGTCTTACCTCAATAAGTATGTAGAATCACATAGCATACTTCCTTCTTTCGACGATTTACGTCTTGCTGTGCGAGATGCAACTCTGCGAGACCGTTTTATCGCTCTCGAAAAAATCGAAGAAATTGATATTGAGCCTGCTGTTCTACTCGAATACCTAAAAAATGAATACACTCAAATTGAGATTATGAATCAACTTGAGCGGTATCTTACTGATTCTATTGCTATGGAATCTGCTCAGGAAAACATAGAGCATCTTCAGAGTATCGTTTTAGATATTGAAGAAAAGGTAGACCTAAAAGATACTAGTACAAATATGAGAAAAATGGAACTCTTTGAACCAGTTGAAGAGCTGGAGAGGTTTGTTCCTCTTGGGTTGAACCACGACTTTGATCGTCTTCAATCCTTTGGCCCGTCCGACTTTGTACTTGTAGGAGGCAAACGTGGTGCCGGTAAATCTATTACTTGTGCGAATATTGCTACGAATGCTTATGAGACAGGGCATTCGGTAATCTATTTCACTATTGAGATGACTTCTCGTAGCATTATGCAGCGTTGCTGTTCTATTTCTACGGGTGTTCCTGCCGCCGCCCTCCGTAATCGAAATCTTTCGATTGGTGAGTGGGAACAAGTCGCTCAATGGTGGTCTCAAAGATTCGAGGATGGCGAGAGAGCACTTTCTCGCTATCTCTCGCATCGAGATTTTGATAAGTATCATACTGAACTCACTGCCAAGCCGCTTCGAGAAAAGCAGCTTGATATTGTTTATAGTCCTTCTTTAACGCTTGCGAATATTCGTACTGAGCTAGATAAGAAAGTAGCAAAGCTACAACCTCGTATTGTTGTAGTGGATTATATTAACCAGGTCAAACGTTCGGCTGTAGGAAACAGTCGTATGGGTCAATATGACTGGACTGAGCAAATTGAAGTCAGTAAAGCTCTTAAAACTTATGCACAAGACTATGGTGTAGTTATGGTGTCTCCTTATCAAATCGACGCTACAGGTGAAGCTCGATTTGCCAAGGGTATACTTGATGCTGCTGATGCGGCATTCACTCTTGATGCGCACTCTAAAGAGGATAATGTTATCAGCTTTAATTGTTCGAAAATGAGAAATAGTGATGAAGTAAGTTTTACTTCTACAATGGATTGGGCTTCTCTGCGTATTGGCCCTGAAACTGGTTACATCAAAGATGATGATGAAGCTTCGGAAGAGGTTTACGAATTATGAAAAAACTATGGACTATTTGGACTTATGCTTTGGGCGGTTATTCAGACGATAAGACTGAACCGTATGATAGCTATATTACATTACTACGAACTGTAATTGTAGGAGTAAATTTTATTACTTGCTTCTTTATCATGTCTGGCGTGGTGCATCACTGGTGAGTGCAGTAATCGATCTATTAGAAGAGCGGGGAATCTTTTATAAGTTGTCAGGAAATGACGTGCTTATAAAATGTCTCAATCCAGAGCATGATGATGGAAACCCAAGTATGCGTATTGACAAAGTACTTGGTGTATTCCACTGTTTTTCTTGCGGATACAAGGGCAGTCTTTTCAGACACTATAATGTAGATTATAGTGAGACTGCGGTAAGACGTGAGAAGCTCAAGAGACTAATTTCTAGTATTCGTTCTTCGGGTGTTGGTCTTTCTATGCCAGAGGGTTATATGCCTTACATCGGCAACTGGAGAGATATAAAGCCGGAGACTTATAAAAAGTTCAATGCTTTCCGCCATCACGAGTCGCATTTTATTGGTAGAATTAATTTTCCAATTACAGATGCTAGTGGTAGGATAGTAGCTTTTCAAGGCAGAGATGAGACAGGAACACTAGACAATAAGTATATGTTCTATCCTAGCGGTGTCAAGCTACCCTTGTTTCCACAAGTTCGCCCACTACAGGGGCGTGTTATTTTAGTGGAAGGTATATTTGATATGCTCAATCTCCACGACAAAGGACTAGAGAATACAATATGTTGCTTTGGTGTGAAGAACTTTAACGAGAATAAGTTTAATTATTTAAAGATTTCAGGTGCTACGGGCCTTGACCTGCTCTTCGATGCTGACTCAGCCGGAGAAGCAGCTGCAGAACACGTAAAGAAACTAGCGGGAGACTTTCCGGTAAGAGTAATTAATTTAAGGTCTGGTGACCCCGGCTCGCTACACGAAAAACAAGTAATAGGATTGCGGAGAAAATTATATGGCTGAGATAGCCTTAATAGAAACAAAACCAAGCAAAAACGATTATGTGCGATTATTCGACAATGAGTTCGAGTTCGATCGTTTTTCGCTTACCTCTAATCCCAGTCTCTCAAAAGTACTAAAGAAAGATGTGGACTTAGATTTTAATCCTGATGCCTATGAGTGGATCATTCTCATAGGTTCGGAGCCTTTGAAATTTTACACAAAGGTAACTCAAGTTATGCAGTATGCCGGAACAATTGTGGACGATAAGTTTCTTCCTACAATTAATCCTGCTATGCTTGCATTTAAACCTGAAGCTAAAAAGACCTGGGAAGATGCCAAGACAAATATTCTTGGATATATCGCAGGCACTAAAAAGAAAGCCGAAATAAGTGGTGATAAGTTTAAGGGAATCGAAGATACCGAAGAAGCCATTGAATACATTCAACGTTGCATTGACTCTCCCTATGATTTCATAGGTATTGACTCTGAGACTACTGGATTGTATCCTCGTAATGGTCATATTCTCGGAATCAGCCTGTCGTATGCGCCAGACGTTGGTGCATATATTAACGCAGACTGTTTGGATGAAAGTGCTGAAGAAAAACTACAAGAGCTTTTTGATAAGAAAAGAATGGTATTTCACAATGCAAAGTTTGACATACCTATGTTTGAGTTCCATTTCAATGTAACGATTCCAAAGTTCGAAGATACAATGCTTATGCACTACATGCTTGACGAAAATCCAGGCACTCACGGGTTGAAGATGCTCGCCATGAAATATACGGACTATGGCGACTACGAAAAGCCGATGTACGCTTGGATGGAAGAGTATAGGAAACAGAATGGTGTTCTCAAGAACGATTTCAAGTGGGAGTGGATTCCTTTTGAGGTAATGAAAGACTATGCAGCTATTGATGCTACAGTTACTTTCCTTTTGTTTGAAAAGTTTGAGAAAGCTCTAAAGAAGGGTAATCCAAACCTTCTTCGAGTATACAAAAATATTCTGCTTCCTGCCTGCAGGTTCTTAATGTCTGTACAAGATAACGGAGTACCTTTCTGCAGAGATCGTCTACTTGCTAGTCAAGACTTAATGCTCGAAGAAATTACAGACGCAGTGCAGACTTTACAGAACCACGAAGCTGTCGTAGCTTTTCAAAAAGCAGAAGGCAAAGAGTTTAATCCTAATAGTGTGCTACAGCTTCGCAAGTTGTTGTTCGACTATGCAAAGCTTGAGCCTACAGGTATCAGGACTGAGAAGGGAGAACACTCTACAAATTCTGAAGTATTGGAACGATTAGCTCTACAAAACGAGATTCCCCAGCTTATTCTTGATGTTCGTAAAAAGACTAAGATTAAGAATACATATCTCGATAAGATTATTCCTCAGCTTGATAGGGACGGTCACTTACGGACCAATTTCAATCTGCACGGAACAACTTCAGGACGGCTCTCTTCGAGTGGTAAACTGAATATGCAACAGATACCTCGTGATAATCCAATAGTAAAAGGCTGTATTCGAGCTTCGGAAGGTCACAAGATTGTTGCAATGGACTTAACCACTGCCGAAGTATATGTAGCTGCTGTACTTGCAGATGACCTCGAACTTCAAGACGTATTTCGTTCTGGAGGAAACTTTCACTCTACGATTGCTCACAAGGTGTTTCGTTTAGATTGTCCGATCGAGGAAGTAGCAGAAAAGTACACGACCTATAGACAGGCTGCGAAAGCGGTAACCTTCGGTATTATGTACGGTGCTGGCCCGCATAAGATTAGTGAACAAGTTACTAAAGACGGTGGAAAGCTTTCCGTTGAACAAGCTCGACAGATTATCAAAGAATACTTTGGTGCTTTCTGGAAACTCGAAGAGTGGATTGAAACCCAGAAAAAGATTATTATGAGAGACTCTGCTATCTATTCTCACTTTGGACGTAAACGTCGATTGCCTGATGTAAAGTCAGACAACAAAGGAGTACAAGGTCACGCAGTTCGATCTGGTTTGAATTTTCTAGTTCAATCCGCCGCTTCAGATATCAATCTCATCGGAGGTATAGAAGCTCACGCAGTGTTGCAGCAGCGCAAAATGAAAAGTAAAATTTTCGCGTTAGTACACGACTCTGTGTTAGCGGAAGTACCTTTAGATGAAATTGATGAGTATTGCGATATACTAAAAACTGAGATTCAAAGAGATAGAGGAATTTACATTTCCGGTGCTCCCGTAGGTTGTGACTTTGAGATTGGAGACGATTACTCAATGGGTAAGTTTGAAAGTAAATATGGTAATCTCACTAACGTATAAACAAGTGTGTAGACGAATTCGCTTTCCGGTACATGCAGTTCCTCGGGATGATCTGTACTGGGAAGACGGATTACTAATGTTGGATAATCTAGTAATAGATGATAAGAATCAGAAAGGAGATACTCTCGGCATAAGAAGGCTTCAAACTCCTCATAAGTTGAAGAGATTAAATAAGACTTACCTAGAATTTTCTGATCTTCTATATGAAAATCCTCCAATATTAATTGACACAAATGGAATAGTTTTTTCCTATCAAAAAACTAGGTGGCAGAATGTGATAAGCCACAAGATTAAAAAAAGAGAGCAGATGGATACTCACACCCGAATATGGTTGCATGGAGTAAATTTTGCTTTCTTAGTTTCAAACCCTCCTGTAGGGAAAGATTGGGCTCAAGTCTTATATCTAAGAAAATGGCCCTGGCTACTGTATGGTTTTTCAGAACGCAAGGAAAACACTACAAAAAGGAAGATTTAATGCCAAGAAGAAAAAGAGACGTATTATCTAGTCTTAATTTTTATTTAAAAGAAATAGAACCTTTAACAAAAAGTCAGCTTGAAGTGTTTGAGTCTGACAAACATTTAATGCTTCATGGATGCGCAGGAACGGGGAAAACTTATATTTCCTTATATCTTGCTCTTGATGACTTACAAAAAGATGTATATAATAAGATTTTACTTGTTCGTAGTGCAGTGCCTACAAGAGAAATGGGTTTTCTTCCAGGTACGGAAGATGAAAAATCAAAAGTATATGAAAATCCTTATGTAAATATTATGCAGGAATTGTTCAGCCGAGGAGATAATCCTTATGGGCAAATGAAACAAAAAGGAATTATAAATTTTTTAACCACTTCTTATATTAGAGGAACTACATTCTCTGATTCAGTAG